CTCGCCGAGGGCCGCCTCGCGCGCGATCAGTTCCATACCGGCACGCCGGAGATCTTGAGCTCGCCGGAGATCGGGATCTTCCCGTCCACCGGGAACGCGCCGATCGTCAGGTTCGCGATCGACGCCGCGAACGTGCAGGTCGGGTCGCCGGCGATCTGCGGCCACGCGACCTGGTAGTTACGGATCCCGGCCGCCTGAAATCGGCCCAGGAGGCCGGCCGCCGTGTCGGCGTGCGTCACGTCGGCGGGGTCCCAATGCCCTTCGAACGGCACGGTCCCGTAGTCCTTGGTCGTCTCGACGTGCTCCTCGGCGTGCTCGTCCGAGTCGTGGTCGACGACGGACTCCGTGTTCTGGGTGAAGGCGAGCGGCCCGATACTCCGGAGCTGCGCGATCTTCGTGAACGCCTCGGTGGCGCCGCCATCGCCCATCCGGAGCTCGGTCTCTTTGCCTGGGTAACGCATGGGCCCTGCCCTCCTGGCTCGCGGTTAGTCTTCACTCGGGTCGGCGAACTGCCGGTGGAACGTCGCCCGGAACTGCACGCCCGCGGCCGCGTACGCCTCCGCGAGGTCCTCCCCCTGCCACTGCGTGTCCCCCTCGACGACGTCGGTCACCAGCCCGCCCAGGGTTGGATCCGCGAGGATCCGGGACACGGCCCACCAGTACAGCTCCTCGACCAGCTCGTCCGCCGTGGTGGCGGCGGTGAGCTGCTTCGCGCGGCACTCCACGACGAACGTGAAGTCGTCCTCCCGGCGCCCGAGCTCACTGTCGCCCTCCGTGCTGCGGACCGGATAGACGACGAGCGCCGAGAGCTTGTCCTTGTCGAGCGGCCGGAACCGGAACCGGTGTACGGCCGTCAGATGGGCCGGCCGGTCCGCGTCCGCCGCCTCGAGCGCGGTGACCACGGCCGCGAGGATCTGGCTCCGGATCGTCTCGGGCGTCACGCCGGCGCTCCCGAGAGGTGCAGATCGGTGAACCCGGAGCCGGGATCGTCCTGGCGGTCCCGGACGATGAACGTCCCGGACCAGTGCACCGTCCCGTCGGCCGTCACCCGCTCGGCCGTGAGCGTCTCGTCGATTGCCGCGTCGGGCAGGAGCTCCCCCACCACCCGCACGTAGAGCGGGGTGTCGCGGATCCCGGGTTCGACGAACGCGAGCTCCGGCCGGCCGTGGAGGCGTCCCCACGAGACCGTCGTCCCGTGGGTCACGCGCACCCCCCGGGCATCGTCGCGGAGCATGTCCTCGAGCTCCGCGGCCGCGATCACCCGCCCGTCGTCGGTCACGCGGACTTCTTCCGCCCCTTCCCCTTCCGCGTGCCCTTCGTGGCCGGCGCCTTGGCCGGCGCCTTGGCGGCCGCCGTGCCAGCGCCCTTCGCGTCCGCCGCCGCGGGCACGCCGGCGGGCGCGGACCCGCCCGCGCCGAGCGCCTTGGCGTCCGTCTGCGCCGGCGCGGCGCGGCCCTGCTGCATGAACGCGCGCGCGTCGCCGAGCGGCAGCTCGACCACGCTGTTGCCGTAGTCGGGGCCGTAGTTCTTGCCCTTGTAGCACACGTTCTTCGTGAAGCGGATGACCGTCAGTTGCTGAGGCATCGGGGTTCTCCTGGGGTCAGGGACACGGAGGGCCGCCAGGCCGGCGACCAGGTCAGCGGGGAGCCGCTCGAGGATGCGACCGGCGACGGCGGGCCCATAGCCCGCATCGTAGGGATGCATCCCTTCGGGCGTCTTGACGTCGACGGCGCACGCGTCGAGCTGGCGCACGCGGAGGAGCTCCGGGAGCGCCACCGCGGCCGCGCGCTTCATGCTCATGTGATCCATGCCCGCGTGCCGGTGATCCTGCCAGAGCTCCCACGGCGGATCGACCCGGTCGAGCAGCTCGGCGCGGTACAGCCGGCCGGGCCCGATCGGCTCGCCGCGGCGATCGCCCGTGTACCCGCTCCAATAGCGGAGCTGGCCGGTGCCCAGGTGCATGACGTAGAGGTCCGCGAGCCCGACGTACGGCACGCCCGCTTCGCACCGCGCGAGGAGCGCCCGACACGTCCGCTCACAGAGGAAGTCGTCCGAGCCCATGACGAGCACGGCGTCGGCGCCGGCGTCCCGGGCGGCGAACATCGCCGCGTTGAACTTCCGGCCGAGCGGCTCGTTGGGCACGCGGACCGCCTGGCCGTCGTACGCGGCGGCGAGCTCCTCGTGCCGGTCCTGAGACACGGCCGTGATGGCGAGGACCTCGTGCGGGGCCCACCAGGCGCGGAGATGCTGCGTCCACCGCCAGTACAGCTCGGTGAGCGCGAAGCGCCGCCAGGCGGCCGTGATGACGGCAACCTTCACGCGAACACCGCCGGCCGGTGCACCGTCCAGCCGCCCGTGCGGCCCTGGGCCGCGAGCAGCGCATCGCGATTGGCGAACTTCCCGGCCGACTCCTCGGCCCAGATCGTGTACCCAGGCTGATCCGGTTCCGGCTCGAGCGGCGCCGTCCGGTCGAGGAGGTAGGTGAGCCAGTCCGCTGGGTGCGCGACCAGCCAGATCGGGACGCCCGCCCGCTGCGCCCAGGCCGCGAGCGCCGGCTCCTCGGTGTTCCGGCCCGGGACCCGCGCCGGGACGCGGAGCTGCGTATCGAACGCGAGCCCACAGCCCCCGGGGTAGTTGACCCAGCGGCCACGTGCGACGTCCTCGAGCGTCTTGGCCGTGAAATCCGCATGCAGAAACGAGCGCGCCCGTGGCCGGAGGATCCGGCCGTGCGTCGTCACGAGCGCCTGGCCGGCCCAATGGTCGACCCAGGCTGCCATGACGTCGGCGTAGTCTGGTGGGTACGCGAGGTCGTCGTCGCATCCGAAGTAGAGCCCGTCCCAGGTGTCCGCCCATTGCAGTTTCGTCGCGCTCCCGCTCGGGTTGTCCGGATCGAGCACCCACTCGTCGGCGAGCGCCTCGACCTCCGGCGGGACCGCCGTCATTCGATTGCAACTCACGGCCAACCGGTCGACCTGCGGCCGCAAGGACCGCAAGGCCTGACCGATCGGCCGTCCCGGGATCGTGGCGACCGCGGCAAGCCGCGGCCGCCGGATGGTCCCGGTCACGCTCCCCGCTTAGGCGAGCGTGAGCCCGGTCGCCTTGGCGAAGGCCTCGGCGTGCCGGAACTGGATGTCGGCCATTTGGAAGGACGACACCTCGATGATGCCCTGCTTCTTCCCGGAGAACGGATCGACGATCAGCTCGAGCATCCCCCACTCGCCGACCAGCATCTCCCCCCAGGCCCCGAACACGAGCCCGTGCTCGGACGGCGTCGGGGTCGGGGTCGCGCCGAGGTCCGTCCGGACCTGGGTCGAGGCCGCCGCCATGTAGCCGTTCATCTCCCCGTCCCGGACGCCGCCGGTCCAGATCGGCGCCCCGGAGACGGCGGGGAACGTCTCGGTCTGCTTCGCCACGCCCCGGATCCCCGGGGTCGTGAGGTACGCCATGCCGTCGACGTCCGCGTCCGCGTCCGCGATCGCCGTCTCCATCTCGATCACCTTCGCGTACGAGATCGCGCCGGCGAACGCCACCGCGTTGACGCCGGAGGCGACGTACACACCCTCCGGCTGGTTGTCGCCGCTGCCGGAGCCGTGGATCCCGGCCCGGTCGATGCCGCGCGCGTGGATCGCGACGAGATCCGCCTCGACCAGCGCGTCGACCGAGAGGGCCGCCTGCCGGAGGAGCTGGCGCGTGTAGTAGGTCGACGCCATGAGCGTCTTCGGGCTCAGGGTCACCAGCGTGAGCGCCAGCTCGGTGATGGCCTGGTCGCTGCCCGGGTTCTCCGCGAGCCACTCGGCCACCGCGGCCGCCGTCTGCTTCACGAACGACGCGTTCCCGACCAGGCCCGGGAGGTAGGTCGCGCCGAGCTGCAGGACCATGGCGCGCGCCCGAAGGAGCTCGATGAACCCGCGGAACTCGCTGTACACCGCCTCGGCGCCCTTCGTGCTGGTCCCCGTGTCGAGGCCATCCCGCGTCTGGATCGCGTCCCGGAACTGGCGCGCGCTGGCCAGCAGCGGCCGGAGCGTCTCGAGCGTCTCGGCGTCGAGCGACCCCGCCCGCGTGAGGATCCCGGTCGGGACGAAGATCCCGCCCCGCGCCTTGTACTTCTCCGGGATGTGCTTCTCGAGGGCCCGCGAGACCTCCATCTCGAACCCGGCGGGCTCGCCCTGGCCGGGCGCCCGGACCTCGAGCTGCTGCAGGATCGCCGACCGGAGCGAGTAGTTCCGGATTTCCTGGTCCGTGAGGCCGAGGACGTTGCGGGTGCTCTGGGCCGGCGCCGTCGTCGGCTTCGCCGGGTTGGCCGCGCGCTCGGTCACGATCTCGCGCGCCGCGTCGGCGAACGACGTGCCGTCGGTGATCCACTTCTCGACCCGCGCCTCGGGCAGGGCGTGCGCCTTGCCCAGGTTCCGGAGGTGCTGCGTCCGGGTGCGTTCCTCGCTCCGGATCTCCTCCACGCTCAGCACGGGCACCGCCAGCGCCGGCGTGCCACCATCCGTCCGACCGGCCGGGCCGGCCTTGGGATCTTCCGCCATGTGCTCCCCCCTGGCCGTTGCGGCCGGTTGGTTGCGCGCCGGGTCATTCGCCGCGGCGCTCCGTCCCACGCCGACCGTCAGGTCGGCCGGGATCACTTCCCAGGATGCCTCGAGCGGCTCCCAATCGATGAACCGCCACGTCTCGACGTTGTCCTCGTCCACCGCCTCGAGCTGCGCCGCGTGGACGCGGTAGCCGATCGACGTCGTCGAGCGGATCCCGTCGAGGACGTCGGCCTGCACCTCCTGCGCGAACCCGTTGCGCGAGAACTTGGGCACGGCCCGCAGGACGCGGTCCTGGTCGACCGCCCCCTCGATCCACTTGCCGGCGAGCCGGGTCCGCTCGTGTTCGGCGAGCATCGCCATGCCCCGCGCGACCCGCGCGAGCCGTACGCTGCCGACCCCGTGGTCGAGGATCTCGATCCAGTCCGGACCCCACCAGCCACGCCGGCGGACCGGGGCCTCCGAGGAGAGCGCGACGCGGCCCAGCTCCTCGACGCTCGCGAACTCCCCCGCGCCCGTCACCTTGCCGTCCTCCTCCTCCGGCTCCTTCTCTGGCTCCTTCTCCGGATCGTCGTCCTGGCGCGCTCCGGTACGGGTCGCGGCCGCGGCGGGCGCCGCGGTCCGCCGGGGGAGGGCGTCGTGCTCGAACTGGTAGAACACCAGGCCCCGGTCGTCCCCGCCGGCGTTCCGCTCGGCGATCTTCGCGGCCATCTCCCGCTCGCGTCGCGCCTTGTATGCGGGATCCAGCGGCTTACGCTCCGCCATCGTTCCCTCCTGTGCCGGCGGCGGCGCCGCCGCTCGTGTCGTCGGTCGTCTCGTCGATCGGGCGGCCCGCGAGATCGGTCTCGAGCTTGAGGCCCAGCGACTCCGCGAGCTGCTTCTCGGCCCGGAGCTCCTGGAACACCTCCTCGATATCGACGCCGCGCGCCGCGGCCGCCCGGGTCCGGGAGCTGAGGCCGGCGCGGATCGCGAGGATATCGGTCTGCACGTCCTTGAGCGGGTCGACCCACGGCCAGCCGCGCGGCTGGAACGTGAACCGCTCCGGATCCATCGCCTCGAGGTCGGCGGGCGGGAGGTGGCCCATGGTGACGGCCCACGTGAGCCAGCGCGGGAACAGCCGGGCATGGAGCGCGTCGATCAGCTCGGCCTGGTCCACCTGGTAGCGGTCCCGCTCGGCCAGGGTCCCGCTCCGGAGGCTCGAGAAGTTCACGCCCTCGAGGTCGTTCGCGAGCGTGTTGTACGCGACGGCGAGTCCGGACGCGACCGAGCGCAGCATCGACTTGACGAACGCCGCGTACTGCGAGCTCGGATGCGTCGGTGCCCAGCTCGTCACCTTCCAGCCCAGCGGGAGCACGCCGAACTGCCCGGGCTCGCCCTCCGAGAACACCCGGTCCTCGATCTCGCCGTGACCGGTGCGCGGGTCCGCGAGGTTCGCGGTGACCGGGTCGCGCTCGTAGAACCCCATCCGGATCGCGTTCGACCGCGCCGCCGTGACCTCGGCCTCCTCGTACCCGGCGGTCATCTTCGCCGCGACGAGCGCCGAGAGGAGGCGCGGGAGCCCGCGGCTCTGGCCGGCGCGCGCGGGCTCGTACCAGTGGAGGATCTCCCCCGCCGGCACGCGCTGGCGCTCCTGGGCGTGCCACAAGTCGTTCGGGTGGCTCGTGTACACGTGATACGCGACCGGCTGGCCCCAGGCGTTCACCTCGACGCCGCCCCGGATCTCGTTCTGCTGCCGGCCGGCCGGAATGTTCAACCGGTCGTCGAGCTGGTCCGGATCCAACCCCTGCAGCGCGAACCCGTACGCGTTCGGGAACCCCTCGACCATCCGGAGGAGCGCCTCCCCGTCCCGCGCCCACGTCTTCACGAACACGCGCTCGTGCGTCGGGAAACTCCACTTACCGGCGACGTCACAGAGGTCGGGCCGCGTCCAGCGGAACCAGGCCCGCTCAATCCGGCGGTTCCGCTCGAGGTCCGGGATCTCGGTCCCGCCCGCGTCGCGCTTCGTGAGCTGCACGCGCAGCCGGACGCCCTGGGCCCCGACGATCTGTTCCTCGGCGAGCCGGCCCCAGCGGGCGGCCGGGCCCCAGGTGCCGACCAGCTCCCGCGACGCGCGCCGGGCGCGCCGGAGATCGCGGAGGACTTCCTTGTCGACCGATTCGATCGGCCGCATGATCCAATCCTGCCAGAGCCGGCCCATGCGGCCGGCGCCCTGGGCGCCTGCCAGCGCGCCCGCGAGCTCGTCGGTGATCTGGACGCGGGCGAACGCGGGGGCGAGCGGGCCCGCCAGGAGCCCGGCCACCGCGGCCGTGAGGAGACGCAGCTCAGAGCGGATCACGGGACCCCACCGCTTGAATGAGGGCGCCGCCGAGCTCGACCCGGAGCCCCTCGGCGTAGAGGTTGCGGAGCCGGTAGAGCTCGGGGATGGCGATCCGGGTGATCTGGGTCCCGTCGATCGTCACGTTCTCCCGGTCCTGGGGGAGCCGGTTCTCGAGGCGGGCCGTGATGAGCTCGTACATCTCTTCGTTGTGGGAGCGCCGCGGCGCCGTGATCGTCGCCGGATCCCGGCGGACCAGGAGGCCGCCGCGCCAGACCCGGTGCCGCGCGGTGACGACGTCGTCCTCGTCCCGGGTCTCGACAAAGCCGTGGAGCTGGTAGGCGCCGGCGGGGAGGTCCTTGCTGGCGGCCGGGCCGACGGTGACGAGCCAGCCGCCGCCGGCCTCGGCGACGCCCACGATCCCACCGGTGAGCTTGCCCGGGCCCTCGAGGTAGTAGGCGAGGAGCCAACTGTCGGCGCTCGAGTAGCCGGCCACGGTGCGCCGCCATTGCCAGGTGTCGCCGGCGGTGACGCGCGAGGGCTC